AAAACCTATTCCTCCTAGTAAATCAGTGTCGGAAGTTGAAGTATCTTCTCTCACAATCATAATGCCGTTATTTCCGTCAGCACCTGTATGGCTAACTTGAAGTTTGTTCTTTGGAGAAGAAGTCCCAAAACCTACCCTATCATTTCCAGCATCTGCAAATAGTAAATTAGCATCCGAAGAACCCTCCACTCTAAAATTCACATCACTTGCACCCTCATTGACTACTGCTTCAAATCCTCCTAATCTAAGAATTTCCGTAATAGCACCTGCTCTCATAACATGGAATCTCATCCTTCCTCTCTCATCACTATCTGTGGCAACATGGGCATCTGTGGTAATAGCCCCATAAAGAATATCTTCATTTGCGTCGTTATCTCCTTGAAATGCTATTCTGCCAATATCAACTGTTGGGTCGGATGGATGAGAACCTGTTCTTGTAAATGTTAAGTTTGGCTCTGTTGTTGAAGTCCCAGTATTTTCAATAAGAATGGTAGGCTCACCTGCATCTGCATCACTAAGATGAAGCATTTGTGTTGGCGAAGAAGTGCCAATACCAATATTACCATCATCGTCTATTCTCATTCTTTCTGTTTCGGAACCATCACCTGTTAAGAATCGTATTCCATGTCTTGAATCACTAGCAATATCCATGCCGATAAAAGCAGAACTACCTGTTCTTTCAAGAGTAATTCTTCCTGTTTGGTCATCTGTGGAGTTTGGAGAAATTAAGGAAATGCCCGTCCTACCAATACTACTACCAACATCTTTTGAAATGACTAATTCCGCATCATTTTTATCAGTGCTTAAAATATTTACTCTCCCGCTCCCGTGAGGAGTCAAATTGATATTTGCATTTGAGTTGGTGGTAGTAATATCAATGCTATTAGCATCACAACTAATTGTCCCCATTTCGGTATAAACCCCGCTATTATCTCTAGCAATACTAAAAGAATTAGCAGTTTTTGTAGTGGTCAAAAATTGCACATGGCGTTGAGTTGTAGTTTCTCCCGCACCTAATCTTAGAACGGCGATAGGAATGTCTGTAGTAGCAGGATTAGGAACAATATCGGTAATGATTGTTCCGCCGTTGTTCTTCAATTCAAGAGCATTTGAAGAATTAACGACAAGAAGGTAATAGGCGAAACCCGATGTAGGCTCCTCAAATGCGGCAGGAGTTCCTTGAGTGAAGTTTGCTGTAGAAACAGCCGCTTGTAGAGCCCCGTTACGGACGACCCTTCCAGCCGCTACAGAGAATTGGGTTTTACCGCTAGAATCGCTTTGAGTAATATCAAAATCATTTCCTTCAATGATAGCATAGTTTCCTTGTGTAGCGATATTCAAGGCATGAAACAATGCGCTATGTGGGAAATCTGTTCCGTCTACTAAACCGCTAATTGTAGGGTCTACACCCATTCTACTAAATCCTCTGTTGTTTGCACTACTCGTCATCATTCAACCTCCAATGTTATGAAGAAATCTACATTTTCTGTAGAGAATGGTCCAACACCTTCAAAATTTAGTCGGGTTAGCATTTTGCTGAAATCTGCGTTGAATATACCTAACTCTCTTATGGTATATCCAGCGATTGAACCCCCTGCTATTGTAAACTTGAAATCAACTACATTCTCATCCGATTTTGAAGAGGTAATTGTAGATACATCAAAAATGGGAACATCTAAATTAGTGGTGATGGGGCTACTGTTATTCCCTCCAACACCCACTCTAGCCTTAGTGTAGGTTGTTTTTAAATAAGTAGCCAAATCCTCTCTAGCACTATCTGTAATCAAAAGTCCACATCCCTAATTGTTGTAGTTGTTATTGCTGCTGTCCCCATTGGGATGCTGAATCCAATTGTTCGGACGAAGCCAATCTTATTAGTTGTTGCCGAAGCCTCTCTCTTTTGAATCAAAAGTTTGCGTTCTCTCAATGAAACCAAGTCCAAAAGGGAGACATTTTCTTCGGACTGAATGAGGTCTCTTGAACGGAGTTTTGCTTTGTTAGAGTTTGTGGTAATAAGTAATTCAGCGAATCTATCTTCCATACCCTTTGAGAATTTTCCGAGTTCCATTTTTATAAACCCATCAATTTGATGCTTCATTTCTAAAATTTGATATTGGTTCTTTGGGATATTTTCTTGAATCAATTCAAAAGAAATAGTATCCCCTGCCCTAAGTTGGCTAAAATTAGTATGTCCCAACTCAATGCTGATTCTTTCATTTTCTTTTGAATGAAGTCTTAACAATTCCGTAGCCTTATCATCCACATCCTCTTGTGTGAAAATACTAGAGTCTTCCACCTCCAAAGTTTTCTTACCCACCCTTTTGATGCTACGGAGATTACTTTTCTTGGAGACATGGCTGGAACCGTAAACAATAATTTCATTGTAGAAATCAAATAATCCACTGGATTTCTTGAAATCCTTAATCTGTAGTTGTTGGTTCCTATCGGAGATAAACAGTGAAGGGCGTAAATCAACATCATCGGACTCTTTAATCTTAAATTTGTCATCTTCGTAAATCAATTCTTTGTCTTTTCTTTTGAGGATATAGTTGATAGCAGAGAACAAATTCACACTCTTAAAATTAGGTGCTAAGAAAAGAGGATAGGTTGAATCCGGTATCTCGTATTGGATATCGTTGGATTCTAACAAATCATTCAACATATTATCTGCTTCATGGCTGATGTTCACAACCGAACCAATCATGGCTCTTTCTATAGGGGGAACAATATTTGAAGCAGTTGTAATTGTAAAAGTTTCAGACATAGAGACAAGACCATGTTTCTCTTTCATCTCTCCGAATTCAATGTAAGAACCTTGATTTGTTCCTAAATATCGCTGATTAATTGAAGTTTTGTGTTTGTTTATTCCATCTGTGATACACATGGTAAACTGATTTTCGTATAAAGATTCTACATCCGAGAGAATGACATAGGCCTCTGTATGGGTCCTAGGGACGACCTCTTCTCTATTGCTCAAGAGAAATTCGCTTTGTGCGTCTGTATCAACCAAAACATACATGGATAGAACCGCTTCATTGTGTCCGATATTACCCCCAAGTGGTGAATCTCTTTCCCCCGAACCAAAGCCTAAAGCGTAATCTCTTGTTGTAGAGTATGTTTTATCTTCATAGGCTATCTTTGTATATTCGCTAGACAGAGTATTTAATTTAATTTTGTTAGGAGTAAAGTCATAAAAGGCTGTTTCGTTAGGTTGCATGATTCTGTAAAATCCGTTTGCCAAATCAGCATCAACTTGGATAATGTGAGTTAGCGTAGTGTTGTCTGTCTCAATTTCGTGACTCAAAACATACCCTAAGTTGTTAGGGATTGTATTGTTAATCCCCCCCGTTGTTCCTGTGGCTGTCCCTGTTCCGAATTCCTTACCAACTTCCGAAGCCAAATAGCATCCTGTTAAGTCCGTGATATAATCTAGAATTTCCGAACTGGTAATTCTGTAGAAGTAAATAGTTTTGTTATTAGGTCCAGCGTAAGAATTCTTTGTGATGTTTGATTCGTTCGTATCTAGGTTGAGCCTTGCTTTGAATCCCATGAATACACCTTCTGCATCAGTAGAAGTTGCACTTCTAGCGCCCCCATTCGGGCCATCCAAAGTCATAAACTGTGTATTCAATCCCATGTTTACAGTTGTAATTGAGTTTGCATACTTCCGAACATGAGTGTTATCGTTGTAAGTAAAGACTGTCCCCTTGCTCAAAATCTCGTCGCCACGGTTGCCTCCTTCCACATCGTATCGGTCAAGAACAACACCGAACAAATCTGCTTGGAAGGAATTATCAGCAGTCCCTACTGAATCGGGAAGGCTGTCAATCTTCTTCAACCATCGGCTAGGATGCCCTGAGACGCTATTCCCAATTGTTTGATTGTCGTTGAAACTTAGCGGTAGAATAACATTGGAGAGATTGGTAGCGGTGCTTCCGCCAGCCTCATTGAAGTCATTTCCAAAGACCGTGGTAAATTCGGAATTAGTGTATGCGTCGTTGTGAAGCGTTCCTCGGTGGAGAGTGATACCTCTTTCAAACTGGACGAGTGAATCTTTTTCTCCATGACCTTTGAGAGTACCCTTGCTAATTGTAGCCTTGTAGAGGGTTCCTGTGTAAGCAGAACCGTTGTTTGTTGGGATGGGTGCGGCGTTGAGATTGATTGTGAATGGAGACGAGGTAGGATTCTGCGCTCCATTAGCAGTTCCGATGAGATTACCCGCAGAGTCTACAAGCAATTCATTATCTGCTACGGTCACGCTACCCGATAAAGAAATAGAAGTTGAGCCATAAGAAGAAACAGTTACGCTGAGAGATGAAATAGTGTGATAGTGATAGATAAACGACGGTATCTGCTTTGTTTTTCTAGGAGGCTTTTCAGCGTTAAATTGATTGAATGCAGTATCAAAAACCAATTCTGTAAGTCGCATAATACCTGTTCTTTTCAGTTGGACGATATCCTTATCCACTTCTATTATTCCAGCGTCAATGTAGGTCTCGTCTGTATATTTTACAGTAGAACCTCTTGATGAATATTTAGATTGTCCTTCTGAAAAGGAACCTTCTGTAGGTTCCCCCAATAGCATAAGTTTGAATTTTTTCAAGTCATCTTTTTCCGTAATTATATTTCCTACTCTTCCTGTTCCGATAGAGAAAGTCATATTGAAGATGCTATCGCTCCTCTTGCTGGAATAGGGTGTTGAATCACTAGTTGAAAACAAAAATAGTCTTCTAGATTTAGGGTCAAATTGTTCCAAGTAATCCTTAACGAGATATTTTGATTTTGTTATTTCTGTGTTTATCGTCGGTGGTGTGACATCTACAATAACAGGCTTCGTATGACCGGATTCATACACATCGTAATCAAAGAAAAGAGAACCTGCGGCAGGGGAATTACCTCTTGCTTCTATCGGTAAATGATTGCTGTTCGTGAATTTAAAGTCTCTACCTATTGTTCCATTATAATATACTGCACTCTCAAAATGTCTTACAGGATTCACCTTATAGCAAGAGGCATAATACTTGATTTTACTACCCCCCTCATAGTAATTATTTTCAAAATTTTGGGCAGAAGTTGTGATAGAACGAGAAACGAAATCAAATACCCCTTTTTCCAAGTGCATAATTCTGTATTGAGGAGTCCCGTATCTTTCCGTAGTGGTAGCGCTTTGGGAGCGCTGTCCGGTATAAGTCACAAATGTTCCAGCCTTATTATTGAAGAAAAGAGGGTGTAAAAGTGAAACGAATTTGCCTCCATGTAAGTGCGCTCCATTCGTTAAATACAAATCTTGAGTATATTTCTCTTCATAGTTTTGTCCACCAACAGGAGAGAAATCATCTAATATCTGCACTGCATCACTGGCCGAATGTGAAATAGGCCTATCCACATATATTTTCCAATTACTACTTGTGCTTTCCTTCACAACTTGAACAACATATCCTACGAATGCCCCTTCAATGTAGAGGGGGTCTTTTTCGGAAGGAGAATTAACGATTGAAGAAACAGACACATGCCTAATATTGTTAGAGGCACTTGCGGAACCCACCGCACTACCTACTAAAGCCAAATCCACATCAGTGACATCTGCATCATTGAAATCCATTCTACCTAAAGTGACAGGAACATAAGGTGCGAGTTCAAAAGTAGTTTTACCGTCTTTCGTATTTTGCGAAATAACAGTAAAATCAATTAAAGTGTTTACAGTATCAAAACCGGCATAACCTACAGAAGAAGCACCATCAGTCAGTTCTGCTTGGAATGGGTTATCCTTCCCTATTTTTGAAACATTATGTAAATGATAACCTATTGCATTATCGTTATCGGATTTGCTCGTCTTAACAAGTGTAGAATTGTTAGCGATATCTAAACCCGACTCAAAGAATATACCCTTCTCCGAATGCCCGATAAGGCTTGTCGTAGTTTCCGCTACACGATTATTTGATGATAGGGCCTTATTGAATAGGTAGGATTTTTGATTTGATTTCCAAATGTTGCGAGTGGTAAAGGTGGGAGTTCCGACTCCCCCAACTGTGAGTTCACCCGTGGAAGCAAAGGCGTGAGTTTCTAAAGTCACTACCTTTGAGGAAGAGTTGTAAGTAGAAACTCTACCAATATAAGAAAAATTGTTGTTGGTGTATTGAACATACAAATCATCTCCTGTTGTCGGTGCAGAAGTGACAGAAATAAGCGTTAGGGTATTAGATGAAAAGTTCACTGTGTTGGATGTTCCGCAAGAAATTGCTGTTTTAAATGGGCTATCGGACGAATAGATGATATCCTTAGAACTGAGATAATTTTTAGTTATGATAGGGGAGATGAGTTTAGCGTATGTGCTACGACCGTACACTTTCATAAAATTTTGACCGAATTCTCTCTCAGTATCAATTTGTTCAACTGTTCCTTCAAATCTCTCAATCTCAATAGAATAGATTCCACCGATAAAACCAATGTTAGACTCCGACTCATAAAGAGAATTATCAAAAGATAAAGAGAGTGTTTTGGTAGTAGCATTAGAAGAAGAAACATTAGCCTCTAATAAGTTGCTAAAAACAACTTTGATATTGTAATGTCTATTTTCTACGATTTTAAATGTTGTCAAAAGATTTCCTTTTGATTGACTCCATGCTCTCCTAAACAGCCTATCGCCGGAGGAGGCTATACCCGTAAGGCTCGTGGCCGCAAAAGTTGGAGAAGACTCTAAACGAGTGGATGTTGTCATAACGATAGTTTGTTGATTGGAGGAAAACGAACCAATAGCACTACCAGTTGTAGCGATAATGTAAATTCTATCTCCTATTTTAATTTCGTCTCCTTCTGCTAAAAGAGTAGATAAATCATACTCTGTATTGAAAACAAAATTTGTTCCGGACTGGCTAGAAATAGTAGCCTTTAATGCAAAAAATTCACTTAGGTCTGCTGAATGTAGTCTGTGCCTTACACGAAGAAGGTCGTCGTTTTTTATTTTGGACGACAGAATTCTTTGTGTGTCAATCAATTTAATTTCTGCATATCCACCCTTTTCGCCTATTGATTCAAAAACAGTAAAATCAGTTAAAGAAAAATTAGTGTTTGCTTTCTCCGGAGAGTAAGAATAATGTGTATATCTGTATGGGCCTGTCAGCGCCAAAGTAGACGCATCGGTTTGGTCAAATACATCATTAGCATCTCTTCTAGCATTAAAGAAACACCTACTGTAATCCGTAAAGTCGTTAGATGGTAAAGTAAATCCCTCACTAGAGGTAATAGAATTTTTTGTAGGGTCATCTAGATTTTTTAAGTTATCTACTAAGTTTGCTTTAATCGTATATTTACTATAATCTATGATTCTAGTAGAAAATGCTGTTGTAGTAATAAACGCATTATTCACATTAGGAGTAATGGTTCCACTAGCCGAAGTAATGTATTTAATGAAATATTTAGTGCTATGGTCTAATTCGTTTTTCTTATCCAATCTATCCGAAAAGAAATAGAATAGAGGTCTAGCGCAAATATACGATTTATCGTATCGGTATGTGGAAGAACCGGAAGTAATGTTTTCCGGTTTGATTCCGGCAGATACCGCAACAATGGAAGTTTCTGTTTTCAAGGGTCCACGGAAAATCATAAATTTCGTATCCTTGGCTAGTCCTTTACCCAATCTAGGCTCAAAATCAAATCTGTCACCGGAAACTTCATCCTGTTTTATTTCAGTTATTTTGGCAAAATGGTGTTGTAGTAAATCATCCGAATGAATTAAAACGAAATAATCATAGTTTTGTGAAGATATAGGAGAAATACCATTCAATTGTATTCCGGTTTGTGAGAAATCATCCCAACAATGAATAGAATACCCTTCGGTATCACTGAGATTAGAATACTCTGTTCCCGCCGAATCGCTACCTTGTAGTTGTTGAACAAAGTCTTGGCTATGAGAGCCGTCTGTGGAAATATAAGAAAACATCCTGTGACCACTAGTGACAGAACCAGCATCACTAACAAACATAGGATTGGTTGGACAATCAAAATTGATGTTGTTTGTTGCATCATTGATTGTTGTGACAACCGTTGGGTTGGGAGAAGTGCCTTTACGCATAGCAAAAATAGCCATTACTCATCCACCTCTTCAAATCTAAAATACAATAAAACTTCTGCGAATCTAGGATTTAGCGTTGTCAAATCAAATGTTTCTCTTGCTCCATTTGTAAATGCAAACTCATGTAATTCTCCCATGAATTGGTTATTAGTGTGAGAAGTATCTCTTCCGATAGCACCTACTCCATTAGCACCTAGAAACATATCGCTTGTCGTAAAAGAAAATTCCGAAGTTGAAGAATGTTCACTAGAAGCCACTTCTTTTCCTCCGTAATAAATAGTCATTTTTCTCGTAAGGTCGTTGTATGTGGCCGCAATGTGATGAACTTCATTCACATAGAAGGGGTTTTTTGTGGTAGGAATAAAAATGGTTTTACCCACCAAAAAGTTATCCGATACGCTAATATCTTTCAGGGTTAAGACTGCTCCGGAAACGAGATTGATAGTACCTATTTCTATAAAATCAAATCCATCTCTATAGTAGATTTTTTGCTCATGGTGAAAATTCGCTTCTATGTTGGATGCGAAAGTTATCGTCTTAGTCAAGGTAGAATTGCTATTGACAGCGACAGAAGTAGCCTCTTGAAATTTAACCTTACCTTCGGAGTCAAAACCTACGGTTGATAGTGAAGAACCCTTGTGCGGTTTACCAAAAATAGGAGAGATAACAATTGGACTCGTTAAAGACTCATTCACACCCCCAACACTTACTTCAAATTTAATTCTATATTCTGCTGGATTATTGAATCCATGTTCGCTAGCATTTAACAAAGATAACTTCACTTCTTCGCTATGAAAAACACGCATCTCATATCCGTTAAGGTCGCTAGCAGTTCCAAATTTATTCGTATCATTCAAATAGCGATATGATGTCTTTTGTTCTCTATCTGTAGCGTTGTCAAGAACAGACTTGGTTATTCCAGTCATCATTTTTTCGCTATTTGTCGTGAAGGGCATAATTGTTATTGCTCCATAACCATTGATGTCATAAGGGGTTAAGGTTGATTCTATTGTAAAAGAATCCTTATGGTTCCAAATACCATACCTTACATCATCAGAAGATATTGCACCATCAGCCCCTATGGGTATGTTGTCGCTATAATCAATTTTAACAAAAGAATTACACATAACAGGGAA